CCCAGTCATTAGAACTCCAAGTGGATTGACCCCAATATTCAGAGCCTGGCGACTGAACTGGAACTGTAATGTCAGCCACTAGGCTCCTCCTTTAAATTAAGCTAATCTTAAAATCGCAGCAGAAGTTGTAAACGCTGGAAACTGAATTGTAAAAGTTCCCGATGTTGCAGTTTTATCACTTCCAAAATCTAACACAGCAACTGCATCAGTAGTATTCGAACCACCGTCAGTAGTTGTGTTGTAAATTAAAGCACCTCTTGCTGTAAGAGTTACGTTTTGAAAACTAAGATCAGCAAAATCAGTAATAGCTACTGAAGATGAAACTTTAACACCTTGATTGACTAGCGTTCCACCACCAGCTGTGTAGTTCGATGAAGTTACTTCAGTGTTTGATCCACCACCTGGGTTTGTTGAATAGTTTGTAGTTGATTTTCCTAAAGTTGCTGTGCTTTTATACATCGCTAATTTATATGTGTCTGATGATGTATCAAAATCATGTTTTCCTTGAAGTAATTCTTTTTTAAATGAATTACAAATTGCATTAGTTGTTATTGCCATAATATTTCTCCTTTAAATTTAACTGTTTGGTGACGGTGAAGGTACTTTAACCCTTGGTACACCATCATCATATTCTGCTCGTCTTCTTCTCCCCATTTGTTGGAGAGCAAAATTCTGTACACCTTCATTATACTTGCTTTTATATAGATTGTACATATCCATAGGTCCTTTTAAAAAAGCATAGCATTCTGTCAAAACACCATCTAAAAGCATTCCTTGTTGATATGTAGATAAATAAGTTGCATTACTTGAAGTAAAACTAGGTGGTGTAATAATATAATTTAATTGAACTGCATAATCTGCATTAGGTGTAGGAGCTACAACAATTGAACTTTCGTCCCAGTTTGCATAATATTTAGGAACTCCCGTTGCACCGGTGCCATTATATTCAGTTATAAAACTAGTATCTCTTTTTTCCATGAAAGTCCTGTCGCCTGTTGAAATACTTGTTGTTGAAAACACTTGTAATGATCTAATAACTAAAAAGTCAGAAGGTGTGACTAAAAATCTTTTACCAGTTGAAAAAGATGAAGTTGCATATTTTCTTGTATCATCATAATCTACTTTATTTGCAATATCTAATTCTGTGTGTCTTAAAAATTGACTAATTATTGTATCGGTCAAAACATTACTGTCTACTTCAGTAAAATTTCGAACCTCTGTTAAAAAATCTGAAAACGATATAGCCATTATGTTATACTCACTGTTACATTACCTAATAGACCAGTCATTTCTCTTCTTCTATTTTGTAATGATGGATCCGCAGGTATCATTGCACTTGTTCCTTGAGTTGAAAAAGCAAAATCTCCAGGTAATGTTAAATTTGCAACACCAACTACAATTCCACCAGAATCTGCAACTGTTACATCATTAGCTGCAACTGTTTGTGGTTGTTGAAATTTCATAACTCTAGGATTTTGCAAAGCTATTGCATCAGCCTTATGGTATGGTGGATCTAGTTGTGGATGTTTAGGTTCAAATTCAGATATATGAACTAAAGAACCATTCCATTCTTTTACCATCTCTTTATATGGAAATGCCATTCCAGATCTGTCAGAAATAGCTTTCGATCTTTTTCCTGTTGCAAAACTCATTATGATCCTCCAGGAAAGTATGATTGAGGAGAAATGTAAACTGAAGTTCTAGATCCGTCTTCATTTAACGCTCTAATTAATTCATCTTCATACAATTGTTTTAATAATTGTATTCTATCTGGTGCTTTTTTTTGAGATAAATAATAAGCTAATCCAGAGCACATGCATGGTAAAAATCTAAATGCTACATCAGATGTATTTGTGTAAGAACCTGCATCTTCAATTCTATTGATAGTATAAAATTTTAAAGTTGTAAAAGTATTAGCATCTGGCGCAAGATATAAACTAATTGTTGGTGTAGTTTGTCTATCTACAAAATATTGTGATGGTTGGCCTGTTTCAAATTTATTAGGTAATGCAGCATAAGCTGATCTATCAATTTTTGTTAAAGATATATCGTTTGTTGATGATGTATTACCTGCTGCGTTTGTAGTTGAAATATATGCTTCAAGAACATCATTAACATCACCATCTACTGTATATGTTGCTGTACCTGAAACTAAAGCTTTTTCATTTAGTTCAACTTTCCAAAGATGAATACCCCTGTTACCCCATTCTGAAAATAAAAGATTTAAACTTCTTCTTGCGCTACGTAAGTCATGACCACTATTAGTTCGCACACCACATCGTTCGTATGCTTCTTCAATAATGTCATCGATCTGAAGATCGAATGTTGTAGTTCCTGATGTAGCCATAATTCATTAAAGTATGTCTTTATGATAATCCATAGTTTTTCCAGGGATCAATTCTTGATCTGATAAACCATCACCTTGAGTTCTGGCTGCGCCATAACCTTTAGCCATATCGCCTTTGTAAGCTTTCATCATCTTCCCTGATTTAGCTTGCATCATTTTAAAATCTTCACCAGATATTTTACCATCTTTGTTTTTATCTAATTTTTTTTGATTGCCTTTTAATGCCATAGTTTTCTCCTTAAAATATTATATGTCTATCATACCACCATAGTATCTCTTGGTAAAGGTACTGACGTTGTTTGGTTTGCCTCCAGGATTACCGGCTGCTCTCTTTCTTGCAACAGCAGAACGCTTTTGCGAGTCTGTCATTCGGCTTGCTTTTGCAGCAGGCACGCATTTGGGGTACTTTCTTTTTGATCCACTTGCAGATTTTCTTCCACATTCTTTATATCCTCCCCCCTTTTTTGGTGATCCTATATCGACCCATTTTTCATTGAACCATTTTTTAAGGCTCATTAAAATGTACCCTTAAAACCTTTACCTCTTATCGCTGCTCCCGTTCCACGTACCTCGCCACCACACATCATTGGTTTAATTGATTGAGACGAAGGTCCTTGTCCAAGAGGATAAGTTGTAGTATCAACTGACATTGCAGCATCTGGTTTTACAATTGTGTATGGTCTTTTCTTTGGTTTTTTGTAATTATATTTTTTTTCTTTTGGAAAATTATCTATAATTTTTTGAGATTCTTTTTTTAATGTTTCAATTGAAATACCATTTTTTGCTTTTACAACTGACTGTAAACTTTTTGCTTGTGCAGCATGAAGTTTAGATGCTTTTTGTAATCCAGTAATAACTTTATTAATTTTTGCTTCACCACCTATTTTTTTACCTTTAGGTCCCCAATCTTTTCTTTTTAAACCTGATGGATCTTTTGCTTTACCTGCACATATTTTGCTAGCGTATGCGTTTGCATATGCGCTGGGATATACTTTAAATTTTCTTTTGGCTGCGGCTTTGCCTCTTGCACATAATTTAGTCATGCAAGATTATAACATTTTTTAATTAGACAGTAAATGTCTTAGCTAAAGGGTTTTTTCTTTTCTTTTTTATAGCTACTTTTACTCTTTCTTTTTTCTTTTTTTCATCTCGTGCACCTCTTAGTTTACCGTCAATTTGTGCAGATATTTGTGATCTTCCTATTGTCATACTAAATCTACTGCCTTCCCTATTATTGGTTTATATTTTGTTTTGCCATTCTCTTTGTAAGCTCTTAAATATTGATGTCTAGGATTAAATGGTATGTAACTTGCATGAATCCATCCACTATTAGGTTCACCTGGAGTGTAATACTCAAGAATTAATTGATCTACTTCACAATTCATTTTAACCCAATCTGCTACTTCAGCATTATCAACTCCCATGCATTCAAAATCAACCGCCTCAGCTTTTGCATGTTGTGATCCAATCGAGCTGCCGATGGCAACACATAACTCGGGACTACGATAACCACTAGTAACTTTTACTCTACCAAATTGATCACGAACCGGTTGTAAAATATTTTCACATATCATTTTAAGTTTATCTATTTGATCAGCATTGGGTTCATTATCAATACCTCTACGTATTGCTGTGTCTGATTTTGTTAATTCTTGTAGGCTAAAATTACGAGATAAATTCATTTTGGAAAATAGTTTAAATTTATTAAAAGTCTTCTGTCTTCATCAGTCTGGCTAACCATCCTATGTTTTAATTTACAATTAAATATAACAATCTTATTAGGCTCCGAGTATACCTTAGTCTTTTCCTTGTTGTCAAACTCTGTATAACCATTACATTTATTTAAATAATATATAGCAGTTAATGATTCATCATAAGTATAGTCGTTATGAAACTCACTTTTTTGAGGAATATCATATTTAACATTTAAATTTGCTCTGATGTTTATCAGTGGTCCAGCATTTATAGAGTTTAACAAGGGGGACATTAAATCAAATGCATTAGATGTAATTCTATTCTCATGAAATAATGCATGACTAAAAAAACCTCTATCGTCATTAGACGATTTAGTTATCATTTTTGGTTGATAAAACCATGAAGTGTTAATATCAAAAAAAAATTGTTTAATTTTTTTAAATTGTTCTTGTTCAAGTACACCTTTAAATATTTTAAATTGCATTAAGTTAAAAATTCTACCCAACCATTTATCATGTACTTGTTTCCTTTAAGTGGAGGATTTCCTCTATGCAAATGTGTAAAATATGCTGGGCAAATTACAATAGTTCCTGCTTTAGGTTTTACTCTTATACTTTGATGTAAAAATTCTGTTTCCCCGCCTTCTTCAACATCATTTAGATACATCATACAAAGTAATAATCTTCTTGAAGTAGCTACACTAGCATTTTCACAATGCCAAACATGATAACCTTCACCAGGAACAGTTTTTTGTATTTTTACATCCATGTTTAATTTATGAACTTCTAAATTATCCATAATGTCATATTTATTTTTATAAAGATTATAAGCTTTATCTAAATTACTTATAAAATTACCTAAGATGTGTTTATTTGCTTGCATTAATAGTTCATCATCTTCATTTATAAAATGATACATATTATTATTTTTTATAGTAGAGTTTATATTTTCAAACTTAGTTCTTTTGACAGTTAAATTTAAATCTTGAACATTATCAAAATGTTTTATAATTTTATTACAATCTTCTGCTGTTGCAGCATTTTCAAAAATGCCGATAAATTGATCAAACTTGTTATGCATTACTCCAATATTAGCTTT